GATTGCCGCCCCTTGTGCCAGACTCCGACAGCCTCCCGGCTCGTATCGCCTCCGTGCTTTATCTGCCGTGGAATCGCACCGTCGGCACCGGCAAATCCCGGCTGATATCTGGACCATCAATAAAGCGGGGAATCATCTTCCCCGCTTCTTTCTCATAAGGTGAGCGCGAAAATGTTTTTCTTTTCTGCCGATGCACGAAATGGCGTGAAATCCGGTGACGCTTGCGGCACATGCTGCTGTGAAAGTATCAGCGCGCGTCCCGGCGAAATCAACGGTGTCATGATTTCCTATTCCGCATGGGGCGCTCCCCTTGGCGGTCACGGCCTCATCAACGAAACGACTTTCGAAATCGACGGTGTTTCCGTCACTGCGCCGCTGGTCAATTCCAGCTTTGAGCGGACAGTGATGAACACGCCATACACCGGCAGTCTTTCCGGATTGTTCCCCAATCCCGAAGGTGAACCGGTCGAATATGAGATTCTTGAACTCTATCCGCCCCGTGGTGGCATTGTCGAACTCGGCGAAAACGGAGCGTTCACCTATACGCCGTCGCCGCTGTTCACCGGCATTGATCGATTTTGGTTTTCGATCAACGGGAATATCGGCGAATTCGTCATTTCGGTCGATCCGTCGGCGCAACAGCAAATCCCGGAACCGCCTTTCACGCCTGCCGTCTATGTCCCGGCGAAAGGTCGCTCCGTTGATCCGCGCGCCTACACGCTGCGTTTCATGCTGAACGTTTCCCCGGCTGCAAAACCGGGCGACGTCTATCGTATGACGATCCGACAGGTGGCGATAGACTGCAACGGGAACAAGTATGTTCACGTGTCCTGCTATGACATTTCCATAGGTTCGTGCGGATGAATCACGATACGCTTTTGCCGCTTCAGACGATCCGGGAACACGCGAAATGTGATGACAATCCGCGCGTGACCGATGATCTTCTGAAGCTTTATCGCGAAGTTGCGTTTGAAGCGGCAGAACTCTACACCGGGCGCGCGTTCACGCCTGAACGGACAGTGACGGAACCCGTGCGTATCAGCAACAAGCGCACCGGAAAATTCATCCTGTCACAGACGCCGGTTCCCGGTCGCCCCGTGACGATGTTCGGCGGCGGCCTTGGATCACCTGTCGAGTTGATTCCGCGTCCCGGATCGAACGTTATGTTCTTTCCGTTCGGCGGTCCTGACCGTTTTCAGACGTGGGGTGATTGCCACACGTGCGGCGTCGAATCGCAACTGATGGCAACCTATGTCAGCGGTCGACGGTGTGAAAGTGCCGTCCCTCCCGGTATCATCATGGGAATGCTGAAGTTGATTGCATGGCACATCAACAACCCCGGCGACGAGATTATGACCGTGCGGAACACGCTGAACGCAAACGCGCAAGGCTTGATCGGCGGCACTAATAACGCGGCTGTCATGTCTGGCGCACAAGACGAGTGGTTCCGTTATCGGAAGGTTCTGCTTTGAAAAGCATCTATGAGTTTTTCGCAGAAAATGAATGCACTGAATTTGAAAAATGCAAGCTGATAGAAAAGCTTGCAGAACTTCGATATGTGAAAACTCTTAAAATGCTGAAGCGGATTTTAAGATGAAAATCAAGGATCGCAAACACCGGGTAATCGTCTGTTCTCAGAAAAGCGACGTCGACGAAGAAGGACGTTTGCTGATTACCCGCGCGGGCGTGATTCAGGGATGGGCAGCAATCGAGCCGGTGAAGGCAATCCGGTTTTCCCGTGACGGCGTGGCGATGCAGAAGAACACTTCGCAACCCACGCATGACGTCACGATGAATTATAATCCTGACGTCAATATCTCGGTTTCGGCTTGGATATATGAACACAGGTTGAAATCGCCGCCGCGATGGTTCAAGGTGCTTTCCGTCATCAACGTTGACGAGTGTTCGCAGTACATGAAGTTACGCTGCCGTCTCGTCGAAGCGAATGACGACGTCACGGAACCTGTCGACGAAAAAGAAAATGGTTCATTAGGCGCGGTAAAGATCGATATTCCACTATGAGGATTGAAGTCAAACCTTGGGGAAGATTTTCAGCGTACAAGGATAACCGGCAGATTCGCCGGTTTCTTTCGGTCGCGGCTGATGTCGTCCTGAAGCGTTTGAAAGATGGTCTAAAGAACCCGCCGAAAAGCGGGCGTTTTTACATCGGGAAGTCGAGACGGCGAATTCAGGCGTCCGTCAATAGAGCATTGGCAGAATATCCCGCGCGTGATACCGGTGATCTGTTTCGCAGTGCGAGCAAAAGCGTTTCGAGCAACGAAATGGAAGTCGGAACGAACATGCATTATTCCCGGTATCTCCGGGAAGGCACTAGCAAGATGGCGCGGCGCAAAATGTCAGATACCGCGATGGAAGAAAGCTTGCCGCAACTCGACGGGTGACGCTTCCTGAGTTTGCGAAGCTTATAGTTTCCCCGGCCTTTCCTGAACTGGAAGGTCGCGCGATCCCGGTTACCGGTGTGGACGACGACAAGGAAGGGACCGACGCAACGAAATTGCCTTTCGTGCTTATCGGCCTTCGGAAAGGCGACACGTCAGGTCCTGCCGAACTTGGCACGAAAACCGCAATTAACTTGCGGGATGATTTCATTGTTGAATTCAATCTGGAAAAGACCCGTTACAAAAACACCAAAGGTGGCGAAACGCCTTTCTTCAGCTATTATGATTACGAATCAGTTCGTGACCGGCTTTTCAACGCGATAATCGAGTTTTCCGGGGAATACGGGATAACGTTC